CCTGATCAGCTCCAATGGGCGACTCTTTGGGGTTCGTCAGTCCGAACCCGACACGCTTCTGGTGGGTGACTTTCTTTCTTCAAACTTCAATACCGTAACCAACTCGATTAGGATTGGTGGAGACGGAACCCCCATCACGGCCATCTGCGAGTGGACGGGGGATCGTATTGCTGTCTTCAAGGAAAGCAGGGTCTTTGTGGTCAGCGGGATCACCCAGACATCTGCGTCCAATTTCACGATTGAGGCGGTCGACAATGTGGTCGGTGCCCTGGGTCGGCGTGCCGTGGTTAGGGTGGGGGCTGACATTGCCTTCATGGCCCGTGACGGGGTAAGGCTGCTGTCGAGAACCCTTCAGGGTGCCGAACAGGCGGTGTCTGCACCGATCTCCAAGGTCATCCAGGGCAGGATTGATCTGATCGACATCAGCCAGACTGATGACATCTGCATGGTCTTCCACGAGAACACCGTGATTCTCACAGCCAAGAAGACAGACGGTAACTTCCAAACCTTGGCCTATGACACTCAAAGCAAGTGTTGGCTGGGTGAATGGACTGGCAGATTTTATCCCCTTTCGGCCACCCAGGCTACCAACGGGATTACTCTTCCAGGCAATGTGGCATCCACGGCACTCTTTACTGGGCTGGTATTTGGGGACAGGTCGGGTCGTGTCTACCTGTGGAGAAGGGGACACAACTTCGGCTCCACTCAGGCCAAGACATATTCGGACGACAGTGCGGCCACCCTGGATGGACTTGTCCCAATACCCACCACGGTAGCATCCAGGGGTTTCACATTTGCCGAAGCTGGCTCTAGGAAGCTGGGCAACAAGTGCGAGATTGAGTTCTATAACTCAGCCGCCACAGCCACGATTGAATACAAGATGGACAACAGCTCGGTATGGGAAACCCTTGAGACCGTTGCCACGGCTTCCGCCCCCCTGACTTTGCCATTCAATCTCCCGCAGCTGATGAGCGGATTCCCAGCCCTCAAGGAGGCTGGCAACACCCTGATCGACCAGGATGAGTTCAGGGAGATTATCCTGAGGGTCAGCTCCACCTCTGGGTACCTGGCCGTGCGTGGCATATCGCTATCGGCCTATCTCAGGCCCTATCTTGTCTCTTGACAGACAATCAACTGCTAGGCATATAGAAGCATATATGGGAGGAGGAGGAGGATCACCACCGCCTGCACCCGATCCATACGCCCAAGAGCGTGCGGATTCGGCAAAGCGCAGGGCTGAGTACGACAAGGAGCGTCAGGAGGTTTATATCCCACGCACCAAGGAAATGTTGGCCAGCAACGAGGCCCAGCGTCAGCAGTTCTTCAAGCTGATCAACCAGTACTATCGGGATACCAACCCCCTTCGTAAGATTGCCGTTACCGATTACTCCGTCCCAGAAGACCAGCGTGGTCTCGGTGTTTGAAGACGATATTGGTTTAATCGAAGATTTCATACGGGATAACTATTCCCCAGCCATAGCCTGGGGTGATTTCAAGCCCTGGATGCGTTGGTACAGGGAAAACAAGCTGTTGGGTTACATCAAGAGGGACAACGAGATACAGGGTGTTGCCCTGGTAAGGTTTGTCCATTCCACCAAGCAGGCCCTATCGGAGCCTTACTTTAACGATCCTTTTGCCCAGATCTGCTGGATCGAGCTGGTCATAGCCCCAGAGCCAGATGTGCTTGCCAGGCTAATCGACCTGCTCCTGGTGGTATGGGGACCCAGGGAGAAGTTTGCGGCAAGACGCAACCACCTTGGTGGCGTGATCAAGGAGTACCCATTCCGAGTGTTGTCCAGGGTGGCCTACAAAGGCTTGACTCAACTGCTTTCAGCTTCTAAATAGTTGGGAGTAACCAATCAATATGGGTTCGCCTCCTTCACCACCGCCTGCCCCGCCGCCTCCTCCAGCGGTATCCCCTGCCGATACGGCAGCGGCCAACAAGGAGGCGATGGAATACTACTCGACGACTGGCTACCCGCTTACCCTGGAGGCTTATCGCAAGGGCAAGGAAGCCAGCATCCCGACCGACATCGACATCATGCGGAAGACCTCCGATGCCCAGGTCGACAATGCCATCACCCTTTCCAAAAGATATGGGACCGATGCTGTGGCCGAACAGCGCAGGGTTCTGGAGATGGCCGACCCAGAGAGGTTTGCTGCCAACAGACAGCTGGGCCAGAAGGTTGCTGGGGAACTTGCGCTTGGTACTGGAATCTCAGAAGATCAGGCACGCATTGCCGAGCAGGACATCCGCTCGGCCCAGGCTTCCCGTGGTAACCTTTATGGCAATGCTGCCTCGGCTGCCGAAGTCCTGGCCAAGTTCAATGTTGGCCAGCAGATGCAGCAGCAGCGGATTGCCAACGTCCAGAGTTACCTTGGCCTGAACCCCATTCAGGGTGGGCAGGTGATGGCAACGCCTCCGTCTGCGACGGGCTTCACACCCAACATCCAGGCACCCGTGGCTAATGCCCCCTTCATGGGCGGACAGCAGTTCCTTCAGGGTGCTGGCGTGAATGCGGAGAACTACCGAACCCAGATGTCTGGCTATAACGCCCAGTTAAGTTACATGGCCAGCACCTACCAAAACCCGATTGCCGCAGGGATCGGGGCTGCCCAGGGGATCGGTGGCCTTGGGATCGGCATTGCTGGGCTGGTTTGCTGGGTGGCTCGTGAGGTTTATGGGGAGGATGATCCCAAGTGGCTCATGTTCCGTGAGTGGATGCTGAGATACAGCCCACGCTGGATGCTCTACGGATACCTCAGGTATGGACCTCGGATTGCCAAGCTGATCCGTGGCCACGAGGGGGTGAAAGCGGTTCTTCGCAGATGGATGGATGAAAAGGTGAGAATCGTATACAAGGCGCAGTCAATCTGCGTGGGGGCTTAATATGGCCGACCAATTTGGAGGAGTGGCCCAGGCTGGTTCCTACATGATGCAGGCGGGTCTCAACGCCATCAACAAGCGGCGTGAGATGGACATGGATCGTGAGATTGCCATGGCCAAGATTGCTGCGGCCAATGCCAGATCTTCCGATGGGGGTGGAGGTGGGGGGCGTGACCCTCTGGCTAAGGGTGCCAATACATTCATGGCCCTTAGCGGCATGCTTGACCAATACTCCAACAAGCAGATCGAGCTTGGCTCCAAGCTGACCCAGCTCCAATCCATGCAGGGTCCAATGAGTCCAGACCAACAGGTCGAGGCTGCTCGCATTCAGAGCAGCATGCGAAACAACGAGTATGCACTCAAGCTGCTGACCAGCCAGTTCGGTGACGGAAACTTCGAGGTGACCAAAGGAACCCCAGACGGCGGCCAGATCAAGGCGACCTTCAAGAGTGCTGCCGCCTATGAGGCATGGAACAACACTTTTAATAACGGTGGCAAGCCAGAGGAGGCTGCCCAGGAAACTAATCAAAGCCTTCTAACCAAGATCTTTGGTGGCCAACGCACGGGCCAAGGGCAACAAGGGTCGCCTGGTCAATCCGCTCCAACTTCAACTGAAATGCCAGAGCAGGATGATCTTGGGCCAGTTCGAAAGCCAAAGATGGAATTGCCAGAGGGGTTTGTAGAAAGCGAAGCGGAGCAGGCGGAAACATCATCGGAGACCGAGTCACTCAAGAAAGAGCTGGCCAGGAAGATGGCCCAACGCACTGCCGAGGCCAAGAACACTGGCTTCAGGCCGAAGGTCGTGGTGGGTGCCCCTGGGGTTGGGATGGAGACCCAGGCATCCTATCGGCCAAGTGACAAGACTCGGGCACGCAATGTCCGTAACCTCGACAGGGAGATCGCAGAACTTCAGAAGCGGATAGAAGCCAGGGGGAAGTAATCCATGGCCCTGGTACCTTGGGAGGATATCAAGGCCCAGGTCGGCTACGACGGCCTGACCGACGAGGAGAAGATCGATAACATCAACCGATACTCCACCTATGTGCAGGAGTATTTCACCAAGGTGGAACCCCAGGACCCCAAGCTGGTGGGCCAGGCATCGGACGAGTTTGTCAACGTGGCGGCCAGGGATGTGCTTGGCAACCTTGGCCCAGTCGAACGGGCCTCCGCATTCCTGGGCAATGTTTACAAGGGTGCCTCGGGTACTTTCACATCCGCATTCAGGGCGGCTGCGCTAACCCAGCAGGTGATCGGAGAGCAGCTGGGTGCATACGATGATGACAGTCCCATAGCCGAGAGGGACCTGTACAGGCTGGCAAACAACATTGATGAGTCGGTCAAGGAGACCACGGGGATCGAGGACCCAAGACTCAGGGGCGAGTTCATCAACACACTGCTGCCCCAGGGGCTTGGCAGTGCGCTTGGATTCCTGGGTGCTGGTGCAGTGGCTGCTGCTGCTGCCCCCGCCTCAGCGGCTGGTGCGGTCGGGCTGGGTGCTGCCGCAACGCTGGGTGCCGCCAGCACGGCAGGCTCCCAGTATGAGGAGGCCAAGCAGTATGGTGCTAACGAGTTTGTGGCAAGAGGCGCAGCTGCCATGGGGGGTGTCATTGGCACGACTGAGGCCATCCCGCTGGGCAGACTTGCCAGCAGGCTGACCGCTGGGATCGCCAAGAGATCGATACTGGCTGGTATTGCGGAAGGTGGGCTTGAGGAGTTTGCCCAGGAATCATTTTCCCAGGGTGCCCAGAACCTGGTCGCATCCAGGCTGGCTGGGTACGACCCAGACAGGCCCATCGGGCAGGGTGTATTGCAGTCTGGTGCGGTTGGCCTGGTCACGGGTGGTCTCATTGGTGGCGGTGTCAACGCCATAACGAGGGACAACATAGCCTTCTACGGGGAAAGCATGGCCAATGACATTTCGGGCAGGACCATCGATGCCCTTAGGATTTCCCAGGAAAGAACCCAGCAGATCCAGGCAATGGCCAACAACGCTGGGACCACCACGGCCACCGAGACTTACCCAGCCACAGGAGAGCAGGCCGAGGTTCAGAGAAGCGTAAACATCTTCGGAACCACCGACCCAGTGCCAGAGATTGGCTCAGATCCCCAGCGGGATAGCGTCTATATAGGGACGCTACAGAGTCAGGAGGATGGCAAGACAACGGAAGCCATCAGATATAGGACTCCAAGCGGCAATGTTTGGCAGGCCGAGTATGTGGAGGGTCAGCCCGTAAGAGTTACCGATGCAACCCAGCAGGTTCAGCGGGAAGAGAGGGAGGCCCAGCTTGAGACGGATGCAAAACTTCTGCGGGATGCCCAGAGGGAAATCCTGACGGGCCAGACCAACCAGCAGGCAGAGCCAACCTCCGAGATCCCGTCTGTTCCAGAGCGGGACGAGAAGGGTGTGGCCAGACAGGGGCAGCTCAACAGGGAGATCAACAGACTTTACGAGCTTCGTGATCAGGTCATCGCCTCTGGAACATTGGTGGGTCAGCAAGTCGAGCCAGGCCAGGTCGGGCAGTACGATCCAAACCTGGCGGTGGAGACCACCCAGTACGGTGGCCAGGCCCAGGAGCAGGCGGTCAAGATGGCTGGAAACCCGAGCCTGAAAGCCGTTGAGGATGCCATCCGAAAGGGCGAGGTTGATAGGCGCAAGGTGGTTTCAGTCATCAACAAGATGCTGGCCAAGCGTGAGAACGAGCTTCGTGGTCTGGTCGCTCGGCCCGAGTCCTACATCCTGGCCAGCGAAAGAAACGCACCCCCAACCCAGTCGGAGAAGGATTCCCTTGTCCGTGGGTTCAACCAGCTTTTCAGCAGGATCACATCCCCAGCCCTTCGGGCC